TTGATTTTTTCGTAATTTGGTTAGGTTTATATTTAATTTCTAGAGATTAATTTAAAATAAAATAATGAACGAAAGTAGACATATAAAAAAGGAATCACTATTGGCAGCACTTGAAAAATCTTTAGGTGTTGTTACTGTTGCGTGCAGGCAAACAGATACTCCTAGAAGTACCTATTATAAATGGTTAAAAGAAGATGCTAATTTTTTTGAGCAAGTAAAAGACATTGAAAATGTAGCTTTAGATTTTGCGGAATCACAATTGCATAAACAAATACTTGCAGATTCTACAGCGGCAACAATATTCTATTTAAAAACTAAAGGTAAAAAAAGGGGGTACATTGAAAGGCAGGAAATTACAGGAGCAGACGGAATGCCTACTAATTTTTTAATTGAAATAATTGATAAGACCGACGATTCAAACCAATAAGGTTTTCAAACATTTAGATAATTCAACAGCAAAAATTGTAGTTGAGCAGGGCGGAACAAGGTCCGGAAAAACCTACAATATTTTATTGTGGATAATTTTTAAATACTGCTCTTTAAATAAAAACAAAGTAGTAACAATTTGTAGAAAATCTTTTCCTAGTTTACGTGCTACAGTAATGAGGGATTTTATGTCAATACTTCAAGAACATAATTGCTACTCAGAAATAGCGCATAATAAATCAAACTCAGAATATAGCTTATTTGGAAACTTAGTTGAATTTATATCGTTGGACCAACCTCAAAAGATTAGAGGGCGGAAAAGGGATTTACTGTTCGTTAACGAGGGTAATGAATTGTATTATGAAGATATGCAACAATTATTATTCAGAACTCAGGACCGGATAATATTAGACTTTAATCCGTCAGATGAATTTCATTGGATTTATGATAAATTAATTACTAGAGATGATTGTGACTTTTTCAAAACAACTTACCTAGACAATCCATTTATTGAAGAATCTATAATAAAAGAAATTGAATTATTAAAAGATACTGATGAGCAGTATTGGCAAATTTATGGCCTAGGTGAAAGGTCCGCAAGTCGAAGCACTATTTTTCAATATGTAGAAGTAAATGTTATTCCTGATGAAGCCTATTTACTTTCTTACGGAATGGATTTTGGGTATAGTAATGACCCGAGTTCACTCGTTTCAATTTATATTTGGGGAAATAATATGTATGTAAAAGAACATCTTTACAGAACGCAAATGACTACCAATGATATTGCATCATTTTTAAGAAATGAAAAACTAGAATCAAATCCAATTTATGCAGATTCAGCAGAACCTCGTTTAATTGCAGAACTTCGCAGAATGGGTTTTAATATTTTCCCAAGCACAAAAGGAAAAGATAGTATTAATGCCGGGATTGATTTATTGAAAAGATATAAATTACACGTATTAAAAGATTCTACAAATGCAATTATGGAATTTAGAAATTACAAATGGAAGGAAGATAAAAGTGGAATGCTTTTAAATATTCCGGAAGACAAAAATAATCATATTATTGACCCTTGCAGATACGCTGCATACTCTATTTTAAGCAAGCCAAACTTTGGCAAATACGCTTTACATTAAAATTAGTTATCAATATATTTGTGTATAACTAATAAAAAATGTATATTGCGGCAGTAGCAATTCAGCTACACTAAAAAAACAGACAAAATGGAAAATTTAAACACAAGTATTTTAGTAGGAAAAAAAGTTTACGTTAGTGGGTGGCAATATGATAATTCAGGGGTTCTTTTAGATGGAGTGGTTACAGAAATCATAGATGCAAAAGATTCGTTTGGCCGCTTGGCTTACACTCTTAAAACAATTGATGCAGAGCGCAAATTGGAATGGATAGTCGTAAAAGGGCTTATTGAAAATGGGGTTTATGAACCTAATAGAATGCTTAACTCAGGCACAAGTGCTGTAATTTTATAAATTATGAAAAACACAATTAAATGCGAGGTATGCGAATGGGAAAACCACGAAGATAATTTTTGCTGTGAAGGCGAAGACTGCGGAATACCTTTGGACCTAAAAATAGAAATTAATTCTTTCGGGCTACCGGAAATAAAATAAATAAAAACAGACATTATGAGCAACGAAAAAACAACAGTAGAATTACTAAAAGAAAACGGGATTTATTTAACTTATAAATTGAGCCATTTAAAAAATGGTTATTTAAACATTTACGAGATTGAAGCAAAAATTTGTGGTATTTCTGAATGTCAAGAAGATTCTTTATTTATAACCACAACTTCCTGCAGACCTTTAACGAATAACGAAGAAACTCTAATGGATGAATTTGCATTGGATTTAATGGATGAATATTTAAAACCTGTAGAATACTAATAAAATTAATTTAAGTAGGTGTAGCTGACTTTTAATACCGTCGCAAGTTATAGGGTATGGCTGCATCACTTTTTATAAGAGTAAAAATTACGCACGTATAATCAATAAGAGTAAATAGAAAAGTTATGAGAGAAGAAAGACAAAACCCATTATTAGACGTTATAGAGACTTATCTAAACGGAAACATCACATTAGCCCTAAGATATAAGAACGTGCCTTACAATGGTTCTCAGATAGTGGAGGCGTGCGAATTGTTCGGATTAAGGGAAGCAATAAACATTCTTAAAAAGTTTCAATACTCAGATAACAGAATATTAAATGCGTTTCACGATTATAACCGGGTCCAATTTGATGAGGTTAAATTGATATTAAGTAATAATTTCTACCGGGATTAATAAAAAATATATTATGAGAGATAAAGAAAAAACATTTGAAATACTTCAAATTATAGCCGTTGGTTTTACAGCATTCTGTATGGCCTTAGTTTTAATAGATGCAATACTAAATAAATAAATATGATAATACTTTTAGAGGTGATTTTATGGGTTGGAATAGCAAGAGCCTTTATGTGGTTAGGTGTAAAAGTTCACAAAAACAATGAACCATTTTAAAAATAGTTATCAAATAATTTGTTTATAACGTTTATTTTAGCTATATTGAAATTGTTAGCAAATAAGCTATCACTTAAAACAGACAAAATGAGAACCAAGACAGCAGTAAAACTTTTCAAAGTAAATTCAGATTATATCATTAGCATAACGACTGACCATTTAAGCGGGTACAGGGCTACTAAGGAAGACATAAAAAAAGTTAAAGGTTTGGGCTTAACAGATTTTTTTGAACTTTATGACGATGACGATATGAAGTATTATTCAGGTTATGCAAACCTCGATTTAATGGAAGAAAAAAATTTAGATGAATTTGATATTTTGAACATTGGAATGTCGCACGCCGGATGCACCTATATGAAAACTAGAAGTAAGAACGGGAAAATGGAAATGGTATAATATTAACAATTTAAAAAAAGATAAAATTATGGAATGGTACGACGATTTAAATCCGGTAGACGAAAAAGAAAACGAATGCGGAATGTGCGGTAAAGCAATTGAGGACGATAAAGATTTTTGTTCAGCCGCTTGTTTTAGAGAAGATAATAGGTAAGTATAAAATTGGGTTACTTACTTATACAGGAGGGTCAGAAATGGCCTTCCTTTTTTTTGTACCTTTACTTTTATAAAAAACAAAATTAAATACGTTATATTATTATGATAAAGGTAAAAATTCCAACATCACTAAGCGAGATTACTCTAAGACAGTACAAACACTTTCTTAAAATTTCTGAAGACGTTAAGAGTGATAACTTTATGAATGCTAAAATGGTCGAGATTTTTTGTTCTCTTAAATTAGCAGAGGTAATGAAATTAGAAGTTAATGCTGTGGATGAAATTGTAGAAATGATTTCAAAACTGTTTGAACAAAAACCTGCTTTAGTTACTAGATTTGAATTAAACGGGACCGATTACGGCTTCCATACAAGCCTAGATAATATGAGCCTAGGGGAATATATAGATTTAGATAATAACATCGGTGATTGGCCTAATATTGAGCGAGCGATGAATGTTTTATATAGACCGGTAGTTTCAAAGTTAAAAGAAAAATATAGTATAGCAGAATATGAAGTCGGAAACGAAGCAGATATTTTAGATATGCCAATGGATGCGGTTTTATCTTCAGTTTTTTTTTTGTGGAATTTAGGGATGGAATTATCGCAAGTTATGATGAACTCTTTGGAGGCGGAGGAAACGGAAGTCTTGACGAAATTTCTCAATTCTCAGGAAAATGGGGGTGGTATCAATCAGTTTACAGTCTCGCTGACGGCCTTATTACAAGATTTGAATCTGTCACTAAATTAGGGGTACACGAATGCCTGCAGATGCTTACTTTCAAAAAAGAAAAGACAGAGATTGAAAACAAACAAATGAAAAAAAAGTTTAACTAAATGAGTGTAGAAGCAAATATCGGGGTCCGGGGATATTATAAATTAACGCAGGAAATAAAAAATGCGTTATTAGACGATGTAAATATTAACACAGTCACGACCGGAGACATAACCGACGTAAATCTAAATAAACAGGATATTTTCCCATTGGGACATATTATTGTTAATAATGTAGTTGATGACAGGCAGGTCCTTCGATTTAGTATAAGTATTTTAGCTTGCGACCTTGTAAATTACTCAAAGACAGAAACAATAGACAGATTTGTAGGAAACAATAATCTACAGGACGTTTTAAATACTCAATTATCAGTATTAAATAAATTGACCCAAAGATTAAGATTAGGCGATTTGTACACAGATATGTTTCAGGTTGAAGGTACTTCATCAATGGTTCCGTTTTTTGACCGTTTCGAAAATCAACTTGCGGGTTGGACCTGCACTTTAGATGTTTTAGTTTATAACGATATTTTAATTTGCTAAAATGAACACGAAGAGATTAGAGGCTGTTTTAAGCACGTTTGCTAGTAATGTAGTCCAAGAGGCTAAGAACAACCTTAAACGTGACGTAAACAAGTACGGAGACAACAAAGCGGGGGGTGATTTGTACAGTACAATGACCTATAATGTACAAACTGAAAAAGATTTCTTTTTAATTGACTTTTTAATGGAACCTTACGGGAAATTTGTAGACAAAGGAGTTCAAGGGAAAACTTCAACCTATCCTGCTTCAGCACTTTCTGATTTTCGTTATGGAAGTGGAACAGGCCCAAAAGGTGGATTAAAAAAAGGAGTTACAGAATGGCTTAATAAAAAGAAATTTCAATGGCGTACAGAGTTAGGGCGATTTATGTCTTACGAAACAATGTCGTGGTTAATTGCTAGAAGCATTTACAATAAAGGTATTGAAGCAAATCACTTTTTTACAAAACCATTTGACCAACTTTTAGCAGAATTACCAAAAGAAATGGTAGAAGGTTTTTTCTTAGACGTAGAAGAAGCAATAATATTAGGACAAAAAAAATAAAACAATGGCAGATATCGCTTTAAGAAGCCCACAATTTAAAACTAAAATAGTAGGTTCAGGAAGTGTTAAATCAATGCAATTAACTTTGAACATTGATGGAACATTAAGGTACACTATAAATAAAGACATAACAATATCAAATATGGTGTTTGAAATTTCTGAATTATGTAGGGACTATTTAACTGTAAATTATACCTCTAACAACTACCCTCAAACAATAACTATTATTACAACCATTACCTCTTACGATGGTGTTAACGGAACAGGTAATGTAGTTGGAACGCCAACAGTTTTTAACGATGTTGGTTGGGAAGCATACGGGCTTTATGTTAATGGCTCTAACCCTGTTAACCCTGTTGATACGGTTGTAGGTACTTGGTTAATTGCACCAATAAAATCAGAATCTTATTCAGTTAGAGAATTTGAGATATTTGCACCTATTGGTGAAGATGGTTTTGTTGCAGGAATAACAAGCACAGGAAGTGTTTTTAGCAGTTATTATAACGGAACGTCAACAGGAATTAGTTCTTCAGCAGTTAATGAAAATTTAAAAATAACTCGTATAAATTGCAGTAAATACGGAAACGGTAGAAAGATAAATTTTATTAATCAATACGGTGTAGGGCAGGACCTTTGGTTTTCTTTAAAAGAGACTCAAAGTCTTAGCAGAAAAAACGAAAACTATAAAGCTAATACACTTATTAATGATGGAAGTGACCCTTATTATACGCTTTCTAATGCACCTGTAAAAACGTTTAATACACAGGCTAAAAAATCTTACACTTTAAATTCAGGATATTACCCCGAAGGTGCTGTTGAATATTTTGAACAGTTACTTTTAAGTGAGTACGTTTGGATGATAGTTTATAATAAAAACAATCCTGCATCAGAATTAACAATACCTGTTCGAGTTAAATCTTCTAGTATAGAATTAAAAAAATCTGTAAATAACAGGTTAATTAATTACACAATTGAATTTGAAGATGCGTTTGATTATATAAATAACATACGATAACATAGAAATAACATAGATGCAAGAATTACAGCTATATATAGAGGGTGAGAGATTAGAGTTATTTAAAGACGAAAGCGTTTCTTTAACGGAGACAATTCAAAATGTCAAAGATGTTTCTAAGATTTTTACATCGTTTACAAAAACATTTTCGCTGCCTGCAAGTAAGGTAAATAATAAGATTTTTAAACACTATTATAATTTTAATATTGTAGGGGGTTTTGATGCTAGAATTAAAAAAAACGGAAGAATAGAATTAAATACAATTCCATATAAAACAGGTAGAATAAAACTTGAAGGCGTTGAATTAAAAAACAATGTTGCTCATACTTATAATATTACTTTCTTTGGGAATACGGTAGAATTACCTGATATTTTAGGCGAAGATAAATTAGGCTCTTTATTTTTTTCAAGTTTAGATTACAGCATACCTTATACGTCTGCAAACATAAAATCATATATGGGCGAGGTTGGTAACAGTAAGATTATTGCGCCATTAATTACTCATACGGATAGGATTTATTATAATTCAGGTGAAAATGTTGCGGGAACTAATAATGTTAGCTTTAATAGCGGGGTGATTAAAGGGCTTAAATGGGACCAATTAAAATTTGCTATTAGATTGTATGAATTAATCCTAGAGATTGAAGCAAAGTATACTATTGCAGAAGGTTACTCGACTAACATAGTTTTTTCAAGGGATTTTTTCAATGTATCAAATCCTAGTTTTTACAATTTGTATATGTGGTTACATCGTAAAAGCGGAGCAGTACAACCTGCGCAACAGGTGACATCTGTTACAAGTCAAGTTATTTTTGCAACACCATCACCTGCGAATGCGCATTTAATATCAACGGGTGCTAATGTTATTACTCCTGCTGATATGTTGACTTACCCGAGTAGAGTTATAAGTAACAGCCTAAGTTTCGCGACTACAAGTGGTGTAGCTTATGTGGTAAATGTAACGTTAAATGGAAGCCCGTATTGGCAATCAACAAGTGCTTCAGGAAACCTAACTTTTACAAATCAATTTGCATTAGTAGGGAATGGAGTTTTTAATGTTTTTGTTACAGCAGAAACAGCTATTTCTTTCACAAATGTGGAATGGGAATTTGACGGGGTTTATTATTTTGTTCAAGGTGGTAGCGCAAGTTTTTACACAGATACATTAACTACAACTTCTTTTCAGATTACAAACGATTTTGATTTTTTAGTAAAAGAACAAATACCTGATGTTACTATAATGTCATTTCTTACAGGGCTATTTAAAATGTTTAATTTAGTGGCTTATGTGGATGAAATAGGAACAATAGTAGTACGACCTTTAGAGGCAGATAGTTCTTCTGTCTATGGTGCTGCAGGGAATTTATCATATTATACAGATGCAGATATTAACGGAAATGATGCACCGATAAATTATAATATTTCTTCATTTATTGATACTAATAAAAACAAAGTAAACGTCGCTCTACCTTACAATGAAATTGTTTACGGATATGAGGGTACAGGAAGTTTTTTAGCTAAACAACATAATCAATTAGCAGGTAGCAATTGGGGGGCGTTAAGTTATTCAGGTGACCCGCAAGGGCAAACAGGGGGTGTAAATTACAATGCTTCTACCGAGATTTATAAAGTTTTAGTACCATTTGAGCATTTTAAATACGAAAGGTTAATTGACGTTACAGGTAGCGTTGATACAAATATTCAATGGGGTTATTCTGTAAACGAAAATCAACAACCATACATAGGAAAACCTTTAATTTTTTATGCTATATATAGAATTGGCGGAATGACTCCAATTTCATTAGTGACAAGTGCAAGTTCTGTTTCTGAAGTGTTAGGTTACACTATACCGTCAAATAGTTTATATATAAGTGCGCAATATCAGGGCAGAGAAAACATAAATTTCAATAATGAAATAAACGAATATACTAGAACAAACGAGTTTAGCGACACTTTATTTTCAGCCTATCATTCGCCATATATTATAGATGTTTTTAACTCTAGCAGAAGAATAACTAAAGTGACATCATATTTACCGTTAAGAATATTATTTAATTTTAAACTAAATGACACTTTTGAAATAAATTCACAAAAATATATTATTAACTCAATCACTACAAACCTACAAAGCGGGAAAAGTGATATGGAATTATTAAACAAGGTATGATAAAAAATATATTAGATTTACTAAAGATTGCAAACGGAGAAACTGAGAATATTAAAATTGCTCAGGGAAAATACGGATTACCGACAAATGTAAAAGACGCTTTTAAAAAGATTAAAAACAATATAAAATGGCAATAGAAAAAGATTACACGGTAAAAGTTTCCACGGCGGATGCAGTCAAAAATGTTGACAAACTTACAAAGGCTGTAGAAGAACAAAATGATGAATTGCTGATAATGGAGGGGCAATTATTGGATGCGGAAAGGGCTTTATCAAAATTAGGCCCTAAACAATTAAACCGTATTAAAGATACTAAAGATTATATTAAGCAATTAAAGCAAAAAATAACACTAGAAAAAAAAGGTGCTAAATTACTTTCTTCTTCACAAAAAAAAGCGACAAAAGATTTAGTAAATACTAAAAAAGCTAGTGTAGATTATTCAGGTATTGTTGGAAAATTAGACGCTCAAACCGGGGGTCTTATTTCAGGATTTGGCGGAATGGTTAAGGGTTTAAAAAACGCAACCAAAGGTTTTAAGACAATGAAACTTGCAGTAATTTCTACCGGGCTAGGTGCTTTAGTTGTTATTATGGCTTCTTTGTATGCTGCTTTTACGCGTTCAGAAGAAGGACAAAAAAAATGGGCTGCAGTTATGGAAGTAGTCGGGGCCGTTGTTAGTGTTTTTATGGACAGACTAGCCGCTTTAGGAAGTGGTTTAATTAAATTATTTACAGAACCTATTGAAACTTTAAAAGGTTTTGGTAAAAGCATAAAAGAATTTGTAATGGACAAGGTTGACGAAGTTGTCAAAAGTCTTGGGTTTATGGGTTCTGCATTATCAAAACTTTTTAGTGGTGATTTTTCAGGTGCTTTAGAAGATGCGGGAAAAGGTATTACCGGATTAAATAAGGCTTTAAATCCTGTTAATGCAATTACGAAGGCTATTGTAAAAAACACAAAAAAATTAATAGTAGAACTTACAAAGGAAGGTAAGGTTGCGTTAATGATTGCAGACCAAAAGAAAAAGGCAAGTAAAATTGAAAATGAATTAATTACAGAAAAAGCAATAGCTGAAAGAGATAGGCAGGCACTTTTAGATAAAGCAGCAAAAAAAGACATTTATTCTGCAGCACAAAGAATTAAATTTTTAGAAGAAGCAGGAAAAGTTGAAGATAAGATTAATGAAAAACAAATAACACTTGCAAAGTTAAAACTTAAAACACAACAAGATTTAAATAAACAAGGTTTAAGCGATAAAAAAGACGTTAAAGCAGAACTTGAATTAAAGGCACAATTAATAAACTTAGAGACTCA